AAAGAAGACAAAATAATAAAAGAAATAATAGAAATTTTAACTACTGACGATGCAAAGAAATAAAAAAAGGAATAGTGGGGTTTTTATACCTAGCAGAACATCGCCTACTAATAGTGGCAGAGCTTGTTTATGTTGGGATGAGAACACTTATTCTAGGTCTTGCTGTGATGGTTCTGTAAGGGCGCAAGGCATCGGAGTTATAACAAGAACCTGAGTGAAAATACAAATTTTAATTTTTTAACCGTTATATATATAATATGAAATCAACTGAAATGATCAATCAAATTAAGACGCTTTTAAACATCGAGGTAAAACTTGAAGAGACGAAGCTAGAAAATGGCACTATAGTAAGTGCTGAATCCTTTGAAAAGGGTAAAGAAATCTTTATCGTTACAGACGATGAGAAAGTAGCAATGCCTGTCGGCGAGTATTTACTTGAAGATGGTCGTTTAGTAGTTATATCTGAGGAGGGTATAATTGACGACGTTAGAGAAGTGTCTGACGAAGTTCCACAAAAAGAATCTAAAGAGGGCGAAGAGATCACAGAAGATCTTGAAAAAGAAGAGGACGATCTAGGAGACGACAAGAAAGACAAGAAAGAAGAGATGGGGTATGTTACTAAAGAGGAGTTGTCTTCTGCAATAGGCGAAATTAAAGCGACTATTGACGAAATCAAAGAGATGATGAAACCAAAAGAAGAGGATTTATCAAACGACTCTAACACTTTAAAAAGCAGAACAGTAAAAGAAGAGTTTTCTGACGTAAAAGAAGAGCTTTCTGTAGCTGCAGCAAAACCAATTAAACATAATCCAGAAGCAGAAGGAACTCAAAAGAAAAGAGTCGAGTTTGCAAAAGGAAAATTCACAACGACTTTAGACAGAGTATTAAATAAATTAAATAAATAAAAATATGAGCAATCTTAAAAACGTACAATTAGCGACTGCAGTAAATATTACTACAACGTATGCGGGGGAATTCGCAGGCGAATATATTGCAGCGGCATTACTTTCAGCATCAACTATTGACGATGGAGGTTTAACAGTAAAAGCGAATATCGCTTACAAAGAGGTTATCAAGAAACTAGCAACAGGAGCATTAGTATCTCCTGCGGGATGTGACTTTGTACCTAACTCATCTGTAACACTTACAGAGAGAATTATTCAACCTGTAGAGTTGCAAGTAAACTTACAATTATGTAAGTATGACTTTGTAAACGATTGGGAAGCACAACAAATGGGATATGGTTTAGGTCAATCTTTACCTCCTAAATTCTCTGACTTTATGATCGCTCATGTAGCTGCAGAAGTTGCACAAAATACAGAGTTCTGTATATGGCAAGGAGATACGGCTGCAGGAACAAATAACTCTTTTGACGGGTTTGAAAAACTAATCGCAGCCGCAGTAACTGCAGGAGATATTCCAGCAGGTCAGCAAGTAGCAGCGGGAGCTATTACTGCAGCTAACGTAATTGATGAATTATCTAAAGTAGTAGACGCAATACCATCATCATTATATGGTAAAGAGGATCTATTTATTTACATTCCATCTAAAACAGCTAAGGCTTATGTTCAAGCTCTTGGAGGATTTGCAGCTAACGGCTTAGGAGCTAATGGTGTAAATGCACAAGGTACTCAGTGGTGGAACAACGGATCTCTTACAGTAAATGGAGTTAAGATCTTTGTTTGTCCAGGAATGAGCGACAACAAAATGTATGCAGCACAAAGAAGCAACTTATACTTTGGAACAGGAATTTTAAACGATTCAAATGTTGTTAAGGTATTAGATATGGCAGATTTAGACGCATCTAACAACGTTAGAATGGTAATGAGATTTACTTCTGCAGTACAATTCGGAATTGCATCTGATCTTGTATCATACGCATAAAACATTAATTAATCTAAGAGAAGGGGTGGGTTCTGCCTATCCCTTTTTTTTTAAAAACAATATAATAATATGGCTTGTACATTAACTATCGGACGAAAAGTCCCATGTAAATCCGCCTTTGGTGGTATTAAAACAGTATTCTTTGCCGATTACGGTTCGATTACTGGACTTACTATTGATGGAACAACTAAGGAGGTTACTGCATTAGCGGGATCGCCAAGTTGGTATCAATTTGATGTAAAGGGCAACTCTTCTTTAGAAACGACAGTAACGTCATCTAGAGAAAACGGGACAACCTTTTATACACAAACACTTAATTTAACTTTAACATTCTTAGACGCTTTAACTCAAGCAGAGTTACAAACTATAGCTGTCGCAAGACCTTACGTTGTAGTTGAAGATTACTACGGAAACAGCTTTTTATGCGGTTACGAAAATGGAATGGAGCTAACAGGAGGAACTGTAGTAACAGGAGCTGCAGCGGGAGACCTATCAGGTTTTACAATCACTATGGAAGGTATGGAAGAACAAGCACCGTTTTTCTTAACTAGCGCAGTGACGTCTAGCGGATCTCAAATAGATCCTACATTAAATGCACCACCTGCACCATAATTGTAATAAATAATTTAGTTTTTGGTTATAAAATTAAGCACTCTTTATGGGGTGCTTTTTTTTTGTTATGGCTAATTTGACAAATAAACTCTTTTTTTACGTTATATAAATGTATGATTATCTTAACAACATCTTCACAAGCGCAAACTCTTAAAGTTATACCTAGAGAATACTCTGACGCATATACTATGTCTGTTCGGGACGATAGCACTAACGTAACTGTTAATTATGATATTACGCCAACAGGCAATCAAGTAGTTACTGACGGCAATTATTTAACGTTTAACGAAACATTTAGTCCTGTATTAATTGAAAATCATTTTTACGATTTAACATTATTTATTGACTACAATTTTTGGAACACTAATTATAGTTTATGGCAGTTATACGAGGTTAAATGGAATACAGACGACGGTCAGGTAGTAGATATATATAACGACAAGATATTCTGTACAGATCAAGACGTAGATCAGCTTAACCAAAACGATTATTACAAATTAAACAAAGACCAATACACTTTTTACGATGGCTTTGATAACACTTACACAGTTAGATGAAAAAAGAACGATTAAGAAACAGTAAAGGACAGTTTAAAAGAGCCTCTAAAGTATCAGAGTTTGGTTTTGTAAACCTCAGCACCTATACAAGCCCCGAAATTAAGGAAGTAAACGGCGAAGAGTGGATCGAATACGGAGCAGATAACAACTATTTTCAGTATTTAATCGACAGATATAATGGTAGTCCGACTAATAACGCTGCAATAAACGGTATTAGCCAAGCTATTTATGGCAAAGGACTTAACGCTACCGACTCAAACAGAAAGCCTAACGAGTACGCTCAAATGATCTCTCTGTTTAAAAAGGAAGTAGTAAGAAAACTATGTTATGATCTTAAATTAATGGGACAATGTGCTGTGCAGGTTATATATACTAAAGGCAGAAAGAAGATTGCGCAGTTAGAACACATGCCAATAGAGACTTTACGAGCTGAAAAGTGTAATGACGACGGCGACATACCTGCCTATTACTATTTTAAGGATTGGGCAAATATTAAAAGAAGCGATACGCCTCTAAGAATACCCGCATACGGTATGTCAAAAGAGGATATAGAGATTTACTACATTAAACCTTACAAGTCTGGTTTTTACTATTACTCTCCTGTTGATTATCAAGGAGGTTTACAGTACGCAGAGCTAGAAGAGGAGGTTTCTAACTACCATTTAAACAATATAATGAATGGATTAGCACCTAGTATGTTAATCAACTTTAATAATGGTACACCGAACCAAGAGGAACGAGCTTTAATCGAGCAGAAGATTGCTAGAAAGTTCTCAGGATCTAGTAATGCAGGTAAATTTATACTTGCTTTTAACGATAATAAAGAAAGCTCGGCAGAAATAAGCCCTGTACAATTAAGCGATGCGCATAATCAATATCAGTTTTTATCAGAAGAGGCACAGTCTAAAATACAAGTAGCTCATAGAGTTGTTTCGCCTTTTTTATTAGGAATTAGAACAAGCACAGGTTTTTCTAGTAACGCAGACGAGATTAAAACAGCGTCTTTGCTTATGGATAACACAGTTATAAGACCGTTTCAAGAGCTTTTAATAGACTGTTTTGACAATATACTAGCTTACAACGACATTAGTTTAAACCTATACTTTACAACGTTACAGCCACTAGAATTTACAGAGGTTGATAGCGAAATACAAGACAAAGAAGAGATCGAAGAGGAGACAGGAGTAGAAATGGAACGCTTTAGTCTTAAAAAAATAGACGGAAAACAGGCATACGAAACAAAAGAAGAGGC